AGGATTAACTTGCGCTCCACCCTGTTGCATGGGAACGGCAGGTGATTCAGGGTCTACGTTATAAAACTGTACAGGATCAGCATTAGTGTTCAGTGTCTGTAACTTCTTTTCATGACCAGATGCCTGAGCAGTTGTCATCCAATACTTCGCACGAGGCGCTAAAGCTCCTTCCTCAATCTCACGAGACACGCTGTAGTTCATTACTCGCTGCGGGTCTAGCAGCTTTTCAACTACACCCCAATAAATTGTTTTATTCTCAGATATCTTAAAATTAGCGTAAGCTGGCACTACCGGGATGCGACAGAACACAGTCTCCCGCTTATCCTCTAAGAAGTCCTTTGCGTCAAAAAACCGTGAGCATACATAATGCTTCTTGCGTGTTCTCCGCTTAACCTCAGTAACGCCGATTAATTTCAGATCATCGACAACCTTTTCATAAGCGTCATTTACCTCATGGACCTGACCATTTGACATCATCACCAGATCGCGGTCCTTTGACTCCAAGTACAAGAACTCTCCGACCACGACTACTTCAGCTTTGTCATAATACGCATCGCCCTCCCTGTCATCACTTACGCTTTCGCCAGAGCCCTCTGGGAACCTGGACTTATATTCATCGACAGCCATTGGGTGCAATACAAAGGCATAACGGCTGTCTGACTTGTCTTGGGCCTCAGCCGCCGGGTCAAACCATACTCGATCAACAAAGTTACCAATATGCTCAATCGATAAGTCTTGATCAAAGCTGTTATCGTCCACAAACTTTTGAATGACGCGCCAGCCGTCCATGCCTCCGATCACCATGTTTCTTGCCGCCTGCGAATAGACAGTCTTCGCATTAGACATCTGCTCGATGTTACGGATCATTCCATCAAACGACATAGCCAAGTTTTTAGTTGCGTCACCTCCAGCCGGAGATACCCGAATATCATAGTCGTTCTGCTCTATCTCAGAAGCTACCTGGTCTACGATAGGATTGACCATGTCGAAAGTATAACGAGGCTTATTGTCGTTGCTGCTCCAGAATTCGGGCTCCCACTGACCATCTCGTTTATCCAGGAACAGATGGGCCTCTCTGACACGTTCACGATTGTCTTTGTCAGCTTGCTGGCACTTATCTAGCAAATTTATAACGTCTTGATGCTCTGAGTAATCAGCCTTGTAGCTCAGATCGTCCTCACCAGCACCTCTGTCCTCTAACTCTTTGCCATTGTCGTAACTAGCCATGATTATTCCATCCTGCAAAGTTGATCTCTATCGGTTTCATTATCTTGGTTTTAGGCGTGTGCATACTCATCATGAGAGAATCGCCCATATTCGGTGAAGGTATTGAGTACGGTTTCTTCGCCATCTCAATCTTGCTTAAAATCTGAATCTTACCAGAGTTTGATCGTTTTAAAGGGATTCTGCAAACTTCCGAGCGTAATTGCTCAATATTGTCAATATCTGATGACAAACTAATTAGCTCTTCTGGGTCAATATACTGACCCTTCACCACAGCTCGATGGGTTGCCTCGAACCTATCCCGCAAAGTCCACCACATCTGTGCTCGCTTGTTGAGAAAGGTTTCTCTGTTTGTCTTAGCCCTCTGGCTACCGCCTAGCGTGTACGGCATCTCTGGGTCATACGGGGACTCGGAGCCCTTGAACATATGGTACTCCATCTTCTTACCTTCAAGCGCCTGGTCTACTTGACGCTTTAGGCTTATCCCAAGACCGTCACAGTCCCAGATGAAGTGGTCTGCCTGAGCTGCTACAGCCTTCTCTAGTGCCCAGTCCATGCCTTCGTTGGCATCTCCAGTAACATTTTCACAAACGTCCAGAATGACATTGCCGTGGCGCAAGGAATAGCCCTTACTGTCACCGCCCTCGTCTGAAGGGTCGTGGGAAGCAATTAGAGCTCCTTCTGGCTTCCATCCCAGCTTCTTGTGCGCGTCTATCGCGGCATCAAACCAGTCAGGGTCGATTATACTGTCCTGCACAGTATCGAGATGCTTGCCTTCCCAGATGTGCTCGTACATAGCTCTGGGCAGGTTCTGCTTATCATGTAGCCGCTCCTGCTCTAGCGGAGTCTTCGTAAACCACGGGTTATCCTCGTAATTCATGCGGATAATTAGGTGCATATCGTCTTCGTATATGCCATCGCGGTTAAGCTGCTTCTCGAATGGCTTAATGAACCGCTCAGAAAATGCGTCAGTGCTGGACCGTGGGTTACCTGAAAGCCATATCTGACTGCCTGCTTCCCGAAGCGTAGGAGTAAGAGCCTTCAGGCTTTCAAAGGATATAGTTTGAGCCTCCTCGACCCAGAACAAGTTAAAGCCATACATCGACTTAACCGCCTCTACGTTTCTGGCTAGACCTCTAAATTTAAAAGCCGCCTCGCCATTAAACAGAATCTGGTTATTCTGCACCTGAAAGTCTTCAAGGCCATAAGACTGTATCTGAGACGCTAAGAGGCTGTGTACCGAATCATCGATGGAGTTCTGGAACTCTCTAAAAGCTCCGATCTTTTGCCCCTCCAGAGCCTTGAGCAAGCTAAGAGAGCCGAGGCCATAGCTTTTGCCGCTGCCTCTACCGCCGTAGACCACAATGAAGCGTTGTTTAGCCTCAAGCACTGGTAACAGCTTTGGAGCGATCTGCAGATTCAGGCTAAGTCTCCTGGATTAACGACCTCAATGGTCACATGATAATCCTTCTCAATAGCCTTGCCGTCAGGTCCAGATATTTCCTGCCTGCTCTTTTCCGTCCAGCCAGCTCGCTGAGATAGCCATAGCTTCATGCTCTGAAAATCACCGTCCATGCCGTTTGCATACAGTTGAGAGATCATTCTGCTGCTTGCGTCTAGCAATGCCTTGTTATAAGCCTCCAATAACTCTGGCTCTCGTTTAAACATCCTTCTCAAGCAATTGTCAGACATGCCAAAATATTCTGCCAACTGAGCGTGTGACAGGGCAGGGGCAAGTTCTTTGAGCTTCTCAATCTCGTTATCGTCCAAGATTCGTAAGTCCATAGTTTAAGTATACCTTTTTTTTTGCGTCAAAACATATTCTCGCACACCACGCCCCAGCTCACGCTTTAGCTGCTGATCACAGTCCTTGCACAGTCCAGAGCCATCTTTGATCCCGGTTGCTAGGTCTTCTGCATACTTTTTGATGCCGCACAGCGTACACCAGAAATGCTTATCCATGCTTATCTTCCTTTGCGGCGCATCCTAGCAGAACTATGTCTAACAGTTGAGGCTTGTTTCTATGCCAGTCCTGGAGCGTAGAGCGAGGAACCTTAGTCTTGTCTACAACGCTCTGGACGCTAATTAAGTGGTGCTTGTGGGTTAGTTCTCTAAGCGTCATGGTCATTCTCCTGTATGGGGTTGGCCCCCGTAGGGGCCGGTTGGTTTAAGCTGCTGCCCAATCTGATAAATCTACGTCAGACCCGAACGATGCGGCTAATGCTTTGGCCCCTGCTTTTGCGGCCTCTCGAACGTCGACGTAATAAGGACCGTCCTCGTCATGACCGCTGCCATGTCGTCATGGTTCAGAGACACACTCCCCTCTCATTAGTTCAGCCGGTGATCTTTCCTCTCGCGGCGGTGCTACAAACCCATGCTTTGCGGCATAGGCTAATGCGCTATCTCTAGCAGATTGCCGAATTGTTTTTACTGTCTCTAGCAACTTCTGGTCATCAATTTCATGCCATCTAAACAACATATCTAATTCATCTTCCATTCTCACTCTCCATATAATCAGTAATGTGATGGTCTAGGGCTTATGCTTGTCCAAGAACACACCAATGTAGCAATCTTTTGTATGCTTGGTTCCTTCACCACAGTTTGGGCAATAAAAAAAACCGCGCTCTTCTGAGCAAAATTGCAAGTTATCAATATGCTCAATGGACTGCTCTAAATCCTTCTCTAGCTCGGCTATGCGGTCTTCGTAGTCCTCGTGAGTGTACGGTAAAGTAGCCAATGCTTGTGTGAGGTTTAAAGCGGCCTGTGAAAAGTGCATTGCGTGACCTGCCTCCTTCGCAATTCCTGCTTTTTCAGCCAATGCTTCAATTGCTTCGTTTACTTTTATTAAGTCATTCATAGGGTTTTAACTCCTTTGATTTAAAAAAATTAATTTATTTCTTCTATTCACTACTAACGGTGTCCTTCTGGTTCAATGTTACTAAATTGATCTCGCGCCAGCTCTATAAGATTCGCTAGCGACTGAGACGTTTGCGGAGAGATTGCTGTTTTCGCTTTAAAGGCGATTTGCAACTCGCCTATACCCGTGAATTTTGCCGGCTTTTCTCCAAGCCATTCACATATGGTGTCCAGAGTCTTCCTGTCTGGGATATGTCCGCGCTCAATTCTAGAAAGCGTTGTAGGGCTAATTCCGATTTCATTTGCTGCTGCCCTGATGCCCATGCTGCCTCGTCTTCTGAGTACGAGTTTCGCTAGATCATCATATTGCATAGAGTCTCCTGCTTATATTCGTACTTCACAGTATTCTTCTTCTTCTTAGCCTTA